GTAATTTACGGGAGTCGTTTCCACCGCGATGTTTCTACTCAAGGAGACTCCTTGTGTCGGATAAAAATTCCTACTCAAGAGATTTTGCCATGCTCCACTCAAGGAATTTTGTGTCTGCCTACTCAAGAGCGGCCTCCTTAATCTCTCTGTACTTTATAGCGATCGGCTCAGCGTATCGCATGAACTCTTGCTTAGTTTCTTTTGACCAGGCTTGGTGTTTGCTTCTGTTAGCGAACCATTGGCTAACCTTGATCAGCGGCCACATGAACGGCTTACGTTCACTTGGTACGCTAGTCGTTATGGGGTCTGGCAGCATCTCTGCCCAGAGCATGACCTGTCTAACTACACTAGGCTCGCCTGTGCTTAGCTTGTGTTGATGTGCAGCGACTCTTTCTAGTCGCTTGCCTTGTTCGTCAGTAAGGCCAGCTGTATCTAATAGCTTGGCTATGTCTTGGCCAGATGCTCTGGCCTCTGCGATTATCACGCCTGCCTTAGCTGCTAGCCCTATGACTTCGCCTACCGCTTCTAAAGTGTGCTGACGCTTGTTAGCTAACTCTTTAACTACTTGTTTTAATGTTTGCATTTCATACCTTTCATTAGTGCGGCACTGTTAAATTTAGGCGTTTCACGACGCCGCTTGTCGTGATGCTTCCTTGCTCGTAAGTCGTATGCCTCACGGGCCTTTTGGCTTTTCTGTGATCGCACTGGTAAGCCCAGCCGATCGGTAACTCCCATGACTCTTTTGCTGAACGCCTGCTTAGTTATTTTATGCTGCTTGGCTAGCTGGGTCATAGATGCAGTCGACCTGTTAAGAACTACCGAGAGCACACTTTGCTCTAACGTGTCGGTCATGTTTTGTACGGCCGGATGCTCTGGCGCTTTTGTTATAAGGTAGTTAAAGACCTGTGCCGTTAGGGCTACGGATGAAGTCGTGACAGTAATCCGCAACTCAGAGCACGCTTCCCAGATTAGATCCACAATGCCGTCGATCCGTTTGCTGACATGGGTAGTACCGCATGGCAGTCGTTCAATTACTTCTTGATCTATCATATTAAATTACTACTCCGTTTTCCAACGCTTAGTGCAGTAATGTTTTAGCCGTCTGCATTAGTGCAATAATTAGGCCTATAGGCCTATTATTACTGCACCTACATGCTCCCCAATACTGCACTAGTGCAATAAGGGTTACTGCACTAACTTTAAAAGGGTTCATTTGTCACCTTTTTGCTGAATAAACCATCGCTTGATTCCTCAATAAATCCGTCGTCCTTAGCCTGCTTAATCCGAGACTTAGCCTGCCGTTCCTGCAGCCCGGTTACCTTCTGCACATACGCTACCACTTGGCTGTATTTAGCGCCTTCGGGTAGCTTGCCCCAATCAATCGCGCTAGCTTTGCGACCTACCGTCTTTTCAGGTGCGCTTGACTCAATCCACGCCAGCCCCACTTGCGAATGCTTTAAGTGTACACACGGCTGAACGTTAGACGCTATGAAATCGCTCGCAGTGCGGTTAGGACGCAACCCAGACCGCTTCCCGCGCTTGGTCACCTCTAGCTTGTAGGTGTATGTGCCTTCGTCATCCTGGCCACAAGGCGCTAGGGTTAATACGCTCCGCGCCCAGTTCGTTAGCTCCGACGATCCGAATCCGCTGTAGGCTTTATCGTGGCCCTGGTACCCACTGCCGTCCCGCATCGGCTTAGGCGTGTGGTGCATCAGCATCCATGCAAACCCACCGGCTAGAGCCAAAGGGTTAAGCAAATTGCGCAGGAATCCGCCGGCCGTCTCTTGGCTGGATAGATCGCCACCGATAAACGCGAGCAACGGATCCACCCAGGCTAAGTGCGGTTTATGCCTCTCTGCTAATCTGCGCATTCGATCCACAAACCGTTCACCAGTAGAGGTACAGTCACGCACGATGACTATGTTTTCTTTAACCATCTGCAACTCCTCTGGCGTTAAGTCTAACGCCTTGAGAATACCCTGCAGCGCCTCGGCCACGTCGCCTTCATCGTTCTCGGCCTGCACAATCAGCGACTTCAACGGCTTGCCGTGTGGCGATATGCCAAACAGATCACGACCGCATGCCCAAGTAATCGCGGCCTGCAAGCACAGCACGCTCTTACCCAGCCCGCTACTACCCACCCACAGCGCAGATCCGCCACGGCAGATCCAGCGCTTGCCTAGCAACTGCGTCGGATCGCAATCCTCTTTGAAATTTACCAGATCCTCCCACTTGTACGGCTCGGGCAGATCGCCATACATTGTGCGCTCTTGCCATTCGATGTAGGTCAGCGTCGGTGCGCCACACTCAACCAACTCCTGCTGCTGGCCGGTAGCAGTACGCATGGCCCCTGGCAACCGCGACAGCCTGCCTGCGTCCTTGTTGGCAGAGTCAGGCTTCGAGTGCTCGAGGTGCTTGTAAATAAAATCCACACGCTCGGCAAACTCCTTGGCATTAGCCGCCCTGACGTCTACCCACGCATGCAGGCTCCGTGCCCCGCTCTTAATGATGGACGACGTAGGCAACCCACTGCGCTTAATTATCGCCCACTGCTCTTGCAAAGTGCTTTCATCAAACTCGATCAGGCAATGGCGAAACTTGGTAATCGATTCGGCTTTGCGGTTCTTACCGTTGTTCGCGTTAATCGACACGTAGACGCCCACTGCATCGCCTTGCCACGTTGCCAACCCATCGCCCTTAAACAGCTCTAGCCATTCCTCACGGCTTCGCGTTTCGCCTGCACCGTCCGGCCGCTCGCGGTCGCCGTCTTTAATCGATCGGCAGATGTTTATGTAATCGCCTACGTCGAAACAGGTGGTTAAAAACTTGTCGACCGGCCCACTTTCCACGCTGATCGGCATGGGCGGAACTGGCAGATCCTCCCTCACGATTGCCCCGTTCTGATAGCCGTACTTCGCCTTCGGCCTCCACGGCTCCCTGGCTGGCTTGCTGTAAGCGGATTTTACTGCTGCCACGCATTCGTTCTGCGTTAGCCCATTCTTAAAGCCCCAGATCTCTGCCTCAGACTCCGCATCAAACTGGGACAAGCCCTGGTCACGGAATTGCAGCGCCATGCGGAATAACTGCGTGTTTCGCTCACCTTCTGGCGCCCCGTTGTGGTAAACGGCCTCGGTGGCTGGGGGCAGTGTAATCATTTTTTTGCAAACGCCTTTAGCGCCTTAACGATCACGTACTCAATTACTGCCTCTTGATCTTTCTTTAACTGCTTCAGCCCAAATGCGTGCAAAGCCTTCGCCGTCTTGGCGTCATAGGTTACGTCGACCAAAACCTGCTTAGGTGCGGGCCGTGCTTTGCCAAAAGTAATTTTTCCTAGATCCTTCATTTGCGTTTTCTCCTTTTGCAAGGTTTGACTTCTTTCCAAACGTTAAAATCCTTGTCGCACTCGACAGACCAGAGCATCAGTTTCTGATAGAGCGATCCGGCTAAGCCCCAGCGGCACAAAGTCCTGCTAACCAGATCTCCTAACCAGAATAGAAGCCACGACAACGCCCTCATTTTTTCTTCTCCAAATCTCGCTTCTGGTACACCCTTGCCCGCTTCAGCAGCTCCTTGGCTATGTGCAGCGCCAAATCGAGGCGGCAGCGAGTTACGACCACACGGCCGTCGGCTAGGCTTTTCTTTGCCCGCTCAAGGATTTCGATTTGCCAGGTTAAACGCTTAACGCTCACCACTGCCCCATTCCCCAACGCATGCGATTGGCACGGGCCTCTCGCACACAGTAGGCGTACTGCTCTGGCGTATAGGTTGCGATCACGCGGGCTGAAAACATGGTCAGGAGATCCTGCAGGCTCACAGCACCGCCTTGGGCAGCGGCCCTGCCAGTTTCCACACGTACTTTTTGCGGTCGTATTCCAGCGGATAGCCAAAGAAGTCGCGGAGCAAATCCATGTCCCGCTGGATCGTCTTGTAGCTACACTCAAGCTCTGCCCCTAACCTGTAAGTGCTCGGCAGGGTTAGATTGCGCCGCAACTTGCCGACGATTACGCCCAGCCGGCGGAACGTAGGCCGTGTATCGCCACGCTTATGCTTCACCTGCTTACCTCCACCGTTGCCACCCTAGGCAACCGCATCGCCTTAAACTGCGACTCACTGGCAGCAAACACATCCACCACTGGCAGCTTGCCCCGGCTGGCCTTCTTGCTTTTCACGGCCGTGCCAGTATCCACGGCCAGCCACTCCCGCTTTCCGCCCATCACGCGGATCTTGCTCCACAGCGGAATGATGTCTGGATCGACGGCGCAGTGACGGCCGGCACGCAACCTGGTGCCAGTGCTCGACTGATAGCGGCTGCTCCACTCGTCCTCACCCGGCCAGTAGCCAGTGATGCGCACCTTGATCTTTTTAGGCTGCGGCCGCAGATCGATCATTACGTTAGCGCCTTGGCTATTAGCTAGGCCCAGCAACGCCGCTATGCAGGCGGCAACTCTCATAACCCACCCCTTATCCGATCGATCAGATCGTTCTCGCGTGCCTCGCTAGCCGCCAACGCTGCCTTGGCCTCAGCCAACTGCCGGGCAAGCGATCGCACGCGGTTCAACAACTGCTCGTGGATGCTTTCTTCGGGCAATACTTCAATCACAGCGCACCTCTCGCGGGTCGTACTTTTTAAGCCAGCGCCACACCTTGCAGATTGACGTGAACGCCTCGAACGCCTGGGCGACTTGTTCGGCCGTATACCTAATGTCCTGCAACTGGCCGGTGACTGGATCGATCAGAATGTTGCGGCAAGCCATTCCGTCGTCCGTGAAAGCGTACGCATAGGCGCTGAGCTGAAGCAGATCGGTTTCGTAGCCTGATGCTTTTGAGACGCCTTTTGCATCTGTTTTAAATTTTCTAGTTTTAAAATCTATCACTTCCATCTCGCCGTGGATCTGGGCGATCAAATCCACTCTGCCTGCGTAGCCTTCCGCCTCATTGACTAGGACAGACTCGCTTTCATGCACTTTAGTCACGCAACACTCGCGCCATTCTTTTAGCCCTGCATAGTGCTCCTCAAATCCTTTGACCAGCTCACCCGGTTCCTGCCGATTGATTATCATTTCAGCCAAGGAATGAATGTGAGTACCGCGGGCAGCAGCGGCCTCAGTTTCTTTTCTGCTGTCCAGCACTGCTCGCTTGGCAAAATCGGCCAGCGATTCGCCCTCA